CCCGCCTGTAGAAAGTCTAATTCACTAGCCATTTTTACCTTTTATTTATTTCCAACCTGCACCGGTCCAAGTCTTTGTTGTTTTGCCGTCTTTACCTATGTACACTTGACTTTCTACTAGTTTAGTAGGATCCCATCTGCCATCGACAAGAGCATCTTTAGGAGTGGGTATAGGTTTATTTACTACCGTTGGTTTTACTATAGCAGCAGGTTTACTATCAGCAGCAGGTTTACTATCAGCAGCGGGTTTACTATCAGCAGCAGGTTTTTCTTTTGTTACTTTTTTAAATTCTATTACCTTATTACCTTCTATAACTGCGTATGGTAATAGTGCATCACGAGAATTGCGTCCACCAATAATGTTATTATCTTTATCTAAAATGCCTAAATTTCTAGCTTGCTGCTCAATCATTTTATTTTTGTGTGCAATAAAATTATCAATGTCTATACCACTACCAAGTATTGGAACGTACTCTTGAGACTTTTCATCAAAGCGTACTTGACCATTAATAATAAAAGGATCCATACCTGCTCGTAGAGTATTTGTAAAGACACTATTAATCTGGGCTGTAGTCCGTGGCTTATCGTCTCCCTCTTTATCAGCAAACCTAGCTTCAATTACAGCATTAGCAGCTAATTTATCAAGCAGGGGTTTAGCTTTATCAGAATTAATATCTTCACCCCCAGCAATAATATCACGTAATCTACCTTGAATTTTGGCAACGGTTTCTGGTTGTTTAAGTTGTGACAAATCTAATGAAACCTCTGGTACACCTTCAAGGGTAGCAGTTGGTCCTTTGGCATAAGCACGAAGTTCTTTAACAGGTTTTCCAGAGGATGCTTCAAACTCTGCTTGTGCCTGTGCATACGCAGGTGACTCTAATCCAAATGCACCACGTACTACTTTTTTAGGTTCTTCTACAGTTGAAATAGGAATACGAGTAACTTTATCAATATAATCAGCAACAGTCATATCCGTGTTGCCTTTATTTACCGTTAATAATTTGTTAAAATCTACTTGATCTAGTCCATCCTCTTTTTCTTTTAACTGCTTTGCTAAGTCTTTAGCATTTTGAGGATTTTGTAATATGCCAATTATTTGAGCTTGTGTAAATGCTAGTCCTTTTGCTCCTCGGTATCCAGACAATACTTCTGCTGTAGCTTTTAACTCGTCTCGTTTAGTGCGTAGTTTCTCGTCTTGCTCCCCTGCCTCTTTTTGCAGTCTTTCAAATTCACGCAGGGTTGAATTACGAATCTCTTTATTTCTTGTAGTAATAGCTGTGGCTGCCCCTTCTGAGGCACCAGCAAGGAATGCACCGAAATCAAATCCCATATTATTCCACCATGTCTTGAGGTTTAGCCATTAATCCTTTTGGCTGTTCTATTGTTTTTACTACTGGAGTTGCTTTACTTTTCTGCATCTCTTGTACAGCCAATCTTGCCTGCCTACGACTTGTTGTATTTTCTTTAAATACATTATCAATTGTTTCTACATATGTAACATCATGTATGTCTGCAATAGACATTAACAGTTCTTCAATTACTGGCAATACAAGAATACCTACATCAATAGTATGATATCCTTCCATAACACTAGTCTTCATTAAGATATTAGCAATGTTACGAATGGGTAAACTAGATTCAATTAAGTCTAATACTTGATCGTGATTTTCTGGCGTACCTAAAATACGCTTTGTATAAAACTCCATGGCATCTTCAATAGAAACTAAGTTAGGAGGATTCTCCCATGGTCTGTTGCCCGGCTCAGTCGTAAGAGACATTCCGGGTATTGGAGCATTAATATATCCTGCATCTGCTGGCATTATTACTTACTCCTTTTCATTTTAATTTCTTTTCTCTTTTGACGTAGAGCATATACAAACTCACTAATATTAGAAAGTGTGTCTTGTTGTTGTTTTATTTCTTTATTCATTATGTTTTTAGGTGCAAGTAATCCACGAGCAGCATCTGGTTCTTTACTAGAACTTTCTTTTTTACTAATGTATTCTTCTATTTTCTTTTTGTAAATGTCTACGCTCATTAGAATATTTCCTATTTATATAAGTTATGGGGTTGTGTTATGCTCCGGCTTCATTGGGGTCATAGCCACCGCCCCCAAGAAACTCTGGTCCCTCACTTCCTCCACTAAATAAACCACCTGCCCAAGTAGTTATTGAATCTGATTCTTTAACACCCCAGTTAAATATTTCACCGAAGACCTTAGGAACCACCGATGATCCACTTAGTATGGTAGCTGCAGATGCACCAATGGTCTTAGTAATTTCTGCATCCTTAGCCATGGTCGCTGCCAAGATACTTGCATTTGCAGATATTTCAGAACGAGTAATAAGATTTATACGATCCGCTGAACTCTCAGCAGATTTCCATGAATACTCAATCTCATCACGGAACTGTTGCCACATGTTGTTATACTCAACCATAGTAAGTTCCATGGCTTTAGTAGCATTAAATTCATTAGCACGATTAGTAGCTGCAGTATTAGCAGTGCTAATCTCTCTACGCCACTGAGCATTAGACTGATCAATGACTAAACGATTCTGTGCATTAAACTGATCTCGTTGATTCTGTACCTCAGTATTAAATTTAGATACAGTGTTTGCTTGGTCTACATTAAATTGTGACATAGCATTACTTTGTTGACTATTAAATTGTTTTACTTGAGTAGTTAAATTAGCAAAGAATTGATCTGATTGATTCTGACTACTTGCATTAAATTGTTTAGATGCATTAACAGCAGCTTGATCTGTTAGGATAGATTGGATATTAGATTGAGCCTTGAACATCTCTGTCTGTTGCTCATTCTGCAAATTAGTCATGTCCATCTGTAGGAAAGACTGAGCATTTACTACAGCAGCTTGCTGTCTGTTATTTAAATTTTGTGTCTCTAAGTTAGCAATCTGAGCAGCCTCTGCCATGGTAAGAGCTTGTCTATTATTTAGATTAGCTAAGTCCATTGTTTGTGCTAGTCTTGCATTCTCTAAGGCAACTTGTTGCTGTGCTGTAAAGTTCATGTTAGCAATGTCAGCTACACGAGCAGCATTAGCTACACGGGTTTGGAATGATTGATCAAACTCTTGACCTAAGAACTGGGCACGTTGCTGTGCAGTTAGTACTGCTACTTGCTGTCTGTTAGACAGGTTCTGTAAACCCATTTGCTGGAACACTTGAGCATCAGCACTAGCAATAGGCAATGCAGCTTCAAGAGTAGCTTGAATGATAGCTTGACCAGCTAGACTAGACGCACCTAAACCACGGGCAGCCATCTGTGCTGTAGCATTACGTAAGGATGCAGCAGCCCATGAAGGAGGGTTACCCGATTCAAAGCCTGCAGTTAATTTAGCTAACTGCCCTTGAACTGTCATGTCATCTGTAATTACACCTTGAGCAGCTTCTGCTTTAGCTAGGGTAGTTTCTACTTCAGTCATATCAACAGCAGGTCCACTAATCATTTCACCTATTTGTTCACCACGTATAGGTGCACCGGTTACTTGTGTAGTTAATCCTTGTGCAGCTTGTAGCTGACCAACGGCAGTCTCTGCAGGTGTAGCTTGTGCAGCTTGTACTTTAGCTTGCTCTGACACCGCCCCCTGTGCAGGTTGTAATGCATCGGCTGCTAGTTTTACTGCAGGTGCAGCAGTGGTAGCTTCTACTGTAGCTGTCGGGGTAATGGTGGGAGCAGTTGTAGTAGCTGCAGTTATAGGCGTAGCAGCAGTAACCTGAGCAGCAGTTGTTGGGGCTAAGGCAGTACTAAGTGTCTGATCAGTTTGAACTGTTTGTAGTGAAGGTGTTACTTGAGCAGCAGCTGGCTGAGTTGGTTTAGTCAATGTATTAGTAGCTGTAGTATTTGCATTTTGTGTAGTAGTAACAGTCTGCTCTTCTTCTGGGGCAGTAATAGTTCCCCCCTCAGCCATACCTTTAACCATGCCCCCACGAGCCATAAATTTACTACCAATCATAGTGTACTTACGTGCCTCAGATGGACTGGAGTTTAGATACTCATCAAACATTTGCATAGGACCGTCATAGCCCATCTTACGAGCTACAATCTCCCGTTGTTTATCTGTAAATGTTTTATCTGCCATATTGTGCAACCTTTATTTGTAATTTATTTTATGAAAGGTATAACGCTCTTTCATCTTTTCGTCTAATAGTAAGTCCTTTTAATTCCTTACCACCTGCCTTGTTCCATTTTAAGAACTCCTCGGCAGCACCTTCAAACTCACCTCGATTGTGTTTCATCCGAAGGGTAGAATTTTGGAGATTACCAAGTCCAACATTAAAGGCGAATGATACAAGTGCACCAAAGCGACCAGTATTAAGACCAGTAGGACATAGTCTTCGTACACCACTTTCAAATCTTTCCAAATCTTTAGCAAGAATTTCATCGATCTCATCCCCACTTAATATTCTATCCCAACCTGCAGGAATTGGCAATGTTTTTCTTTCTGCCAAAGGTACTCTAGCATGGTTAGGATCTATGACATGACCTACACCAACAGTCCATAAAAGTGCAGGACATTGATAGGGTTTTGCCTTAACACCCTCATGGTGTTTAATCATTTCAATGACTTTATGGTCAATCATTTCTTAGCAAAGGCTTGCGTTCCGAACCAGAAGGCAATAATAGAGGCAAGGATCTGCATCTCATCGGCATCAAATACCATAGGGATAGCCTCTACAAAAGAAACACCGGTAGACCATGCCCACATAATAGATGCTATATCTACAATGATAAGTAATAATACAAATAGGTAGGTAACTACAGGACGTACAGAAGCCCGTAGATTAATGATCCATTGGCTTGCACCCTTACCAATCTCTATATCGTGTTGGTACATAGCACTTCTTTCTTGTGCCTGTGTTTGCATCTGGACTTGATCGGTACGGATCTCCTCTACCTTAACCTGTGCAGCATAGCCACGCTCTAGCATTTGAAGTTCTCGTTCAGTCTGCATCTTGGCTAATTCTAGTTCGTGAGACTTATCAGACTTATCTTGAAAGAAGTCTAGTAGTTTAGGTAGTCCACCCATTAGGAAGGACAAAGCAGTTGATATTAATGTAAACATTATTTACCCTTTATGACCCCAAGTAAGGTACCAAGCAAAGAACGCAGCCAATGCATAGCACATGAACATTGCTCTACGAACCTTTGCCAAATCATGATTAAACTCTTTTTTAAGTTCATTGTCCTGTTTCTCTATTTTTTGTTTAACAGATTCGATTTCACCCCAGCGTTTAGTTCCATGCTTTCTTATGAAATCGGCTTTTACTTTTGCTTCCTCAATGCGAATGTCTTCTTGTCGTTGCCATTCCATTAATGCTCGTTTAAAGTATTGCTCTTTAAAAACCTGAGTTTCTCTTATATGTCTTTTACGCTCTAGGTCTTTTTGCTGTGCTACTGCTGCAGCATCTTTTTGTACATCGGTAATACTCTTTGTAATAGAATGACTAGCCTGTCGGCTGGCATCCATACTACTTGTTACAGACTTTGCTCCTTCTATAAATCCGAATTGATCTGACATACATAGGCTTACTTTCTAAATATTAAATCAGCCGTCCAAGTTACAAAGCCACCAAATACTGAGGCAGCACCCATGATTGCCCATAAGGAACCCTTAGATCTTTCAGCCATCATGACAAGCTTTTTAATGTCAGCTTCCATGATGTCAATCTTTTTCTCCATGGTCTCTACTTGGGCTACTAGCTTGCCGTATTTATAGGGATCTAAAAATTCTTCACTCATTTAGGATACTTCGCTTTCACGGCTAGGCAATCCGCTATGTATTTATCAATCTGTGCTTGGTCACCCTTTACTACACCATCAATGTAATCAGTGATGCTTGGGTATTCTTTAGCCCTTGCATACTTGTAAGCGTCAGGGTCTTGCCAAGCATCGACCAAAGCCATGTCAATCTCAACCTTGTTGCCGTCTTTATCAAAAGCACCTGTGCCGTCATCAATAGTAACGACTTGCGGATAGAGTTTATAAATAGCTAAATGATTCATGCCGTAATCTCCATAACAGTAATTCCCGAAGTCCAAGGTCCTTGTGAATTTTCAGCGGCATCTACATACCTACCAGAACGATTTACATAGCCGGTGTGGTTTCCCCCGGACGAGAATAGTAGTTGAACCTGATAAGTGAGGGCGTTTGTAGTTGCTGGAGAGTCCATAAACTCTTGCGATGCTACATTACAACCTTCATAGGTTGTTGATCCAATACAAAAGGAACCCATTCTTGATCGAATACCGTCCTGATTAGAAACCCCTACTGCTGTGCCGTTTCTTGTAACTCTGAAGCCCGATCCCCTATTGGCATTGTTGTCGCTTTGTCCGAAGCAAACATAGTATTTTACCAAGATCAGACTAGATGCACTTATTGGAGTAATAGAAGCCGACAATCCTGTGATGCTTGTAAATGTATTGGCAGTAGTGCTAAACGTATCTGTTTTTATTGTGCTAACTACTTGCAACACAGAACCAGTAGGTAGTGCGGCTTTAGGAATAGACTGACCACTTGCCAGTATCATCCCGCCTTGTACTTGTGTCAAAGCCATTATGGAAGCTCCTTAATAAAATCGTCTGCCTGTTCTTGTGTCATCACATTCCCATCGGCATCTTGCAGTTCTGCACCAGCTAAGACTTCTTTTTTGAAGTTAGCGTAGTCGGTGTTGTCTGAGTCTAATGGAATAAAAGTGTTGTCTGCTGTACGCAAAACCGAAACAATTTGTTGTGAAATTATAGATTTATTTAGCCGATACATTTTTATAACTCCGCATTAATTTGAATAGCGTTAACAGTATTGTTGGCACAAAAAACTGCACCGCCACCCGCCCATCCACTTCCATTTAGCACTAATGCCACATTGTTTATTGCTATACCATCGGTAGTAATGCTAGTAAATGTTCTTCCTGCACTATTGTAAAGAATGTCCCAAGTACCAGCAAACTGTATTGATGGTGTTCCTCTTTTTGTTACCTTATATGTATAGTTACCATATATTTGACTGCCTGAGTAACCTGTCATCGGCATATATGGGAATGAGCCTGTTGCATTTGAAGATTCAAAATAGCGATAGCAAAGACTTAACTCAGTTCCATAAGGTCTGTAATCAAAGCTAGTAGCTGTAGAGCCTACCTCTAGCTGAACTCCTGTGATAAAGAAGGTTGCTCCGTTTGTGCCGACTACGGATGTTGCTCCTGTGGCTGAACGGAAGTCTGAACCAGCCCATGCACCCGCTGTTCCGCTATAAGTAGCCCCAGCGCCAAGACTAAATCTAACTGCCATTCCATTGCCGTTAGTTGTAAGCCATGTTCCTGATGTATCACCATCTACAGTTACAGTTTTGTATTCAAAAGTGTTTGCGGCATTAATTGTGTAACTGAATGGATAAGAGCGATTGTTTGCACTATTTTGTATAGCACCGCCAAAAGTTCCTGTAAGGCTAGAACGAACCCAAAACGACAAAGTTACAGTCTTAGCATTAGCTGTACCCCAGCCTAAATCAGCAACATTAAAACCTTCAATTCGTTGATAGATATTAAATACTTCACCACTACCAACTGTATAAGCTGATAAAGAAGTTACTCCAAGATAATCTGTAAATCCTACTGGTGGTGTTACAGCGCCAGCATTTTGTTGAAAGCTAAATTTAGATGATTGAGATAATTCTGCCGCCCATCTATCAACGCTAAATTGTCCATTTGTAGGAGTAACACTAGCACCAGCATTTCTCTGGTCAATCCTAAAATCACCATTTATAATACGGTTCTTTAGCACATAAGGTGACGCTGCAGCTGTTAGAGA